AGTGAGGCCGATCATTTTTCTCCCCATATTCTCCACAAGCATAATATTTGATTTTACGCGGATATATTTCCTTGCGTAAACGCTTGAAAAACAACTGCAAGTCTCTTTTTGAAATCTGATAGGGAGCGTCTCTGAAGGTCAAAGTCACAAATACCGAATATTCGTGATACTCTAACTCATTTAGCATACGTAGCGCCCATTCTCTTTGACGAGAAATAATACAGGATGCACACTTACCGCACGGAACCTCAATAATGTCACCATTATCCATTTTCAACAAAAATGGACTTGTACACTGCATGTTCAACTCCAAAAGAAAGGGGCCCATTACAGGCCCCCAACAAGTTAAAGACGAATTCCGCCTCGGCTAGAGCCATAGGAACGGATACGACGAGCACGACGACGGAAACGCTTTAAAGCGGGACGGCGTCGACCACGAGAACGACGAAAAGCCATACTTACCTCCTTTTAATAATCTTGCTCATTAACGCGAAAACATATTGCGCGAACCAGCTTGGTATGCTTGACGATCAGCATATTCTTTTTGGTACTTTTGATGAGCTTTTCTTGCTTCTTCTGCTCGTTTCTTTGCTTCATTTTCCCTCACAGACTTCTGTACAGCTTCAAGACCTGGCAGATTTATAGACCCTGTTCGTTCAGTCTTAAACATATCAACTGTCTGATCAAAAAAAGCTCGAGCATCACGGTACATGCTACCAACCCCGGAGGTTTTGGAAGGCAAACCATCATTTTTTATAATACCAAGATCATGTCTTCTGAAAGCATTTTCAAGATCTACTGCCTCCATTTGCTTTTTAATAAGCGCATTTTGCGCTTTTGTATAAGCAATATTTGCCTGACCCTGCATTAAAGCCATAGCTGCCCCAGCCTTATCAAGTGCCTGACCAATAGACCATTGCTTTTGATACTGCGGAGCAGTTACCTGTATAGGACCGGAAGCTTGCGCACCTTGTCCAGCTGCCAATACTGGCGACAAACCAGCAGCTCGTAAATCAGCAACTCTACGTTGAACGGCGTTATCTTCTCTTTGCCATGCAGTTTTTTGTGTTTCTTTCTGATACTCAAATACTTTTTTCTGCATTTTATAGTTTTTGTTTGAAGCAGAAACACCAGCAAAAGTATCAATAAGACCACCAACAATAGAACCACCAAAAAGCCCGAGCGCTAAATCATCAATTCCAAACATCACTCACTCCTTTTAATGGTCAATAAAGCCCGGCTCGGCAATTACAGGCAACGGACGGAAAGCTTTTATAACATTTCCGAAGTTACAAAGAAATGCAGGTTCGTTTTGTACAGCAAGATACCGCTTTGTCGGAGTACACTGAACAAAAGATCCATTTAGTAAGGGAACATCATTAAATTCTCTTCCAAGATGCCAATAGTTGAAAGTATTCCTGAAATCTCCAGTTATGAGATTTTGTTTTACTCTCATTTCATCATAACGACCCTGGAAACCGAAAACTGATCTTGCGGTCTGTTCAGACGTACCAGAAACATTGTAAATCTCCGCAGTCATAATAGCCTGTTCAGAAAGATTCGCAAACTCTGGGAAATAGAAATCATATCGGGTCTCACGAAGCCATTGACGGTTAATACCTTGCATATAAGCAGGTTTTGGCATAACCGACATCAGCCCCATAATAAGCCCATATTCTTTTACATGATATTTTCCCACATACCCCTGCTGAACATTGATACCGTGCCCCGCCATGTTACCCTGCGGAGAAGTAGCGTCAGTTGAAGAAGTCTGGAGAACCTCTGAAACAATTACCGGGTTTTTGGTACCCCCGATATACTCCGGTCGCTGTAAGCGTTCATCACGAGGATAAACACCAAAGTGAGCCTGTAGGAACTCGGTATACCTTACACCTGCACGAGCGTTTCTTTCCAACCACTTCTGAATCTGGAAAGCAAGACGTAAGTCATTAACATCAAAAGTAGGAACAGTAGACAAATCGACAGTATTTTGATTGAGAACATTTTCCGCTTTAGTGTTCCAAGCAGATAGTGAAGTACCATGATTAGCCGCAAATAACGCAGCAGCTCCACTTGTAGCTAAATGAATGTCTGAATTAGTTTCCAGATTATCAGTATTTACAATAAAGGGAGCATGACCTACTGATGAAAAATCAAAATCAGCATAAGCAGAACCACCTAAAGGAAGAGCTGGAGAAGTACCTCGTTGCTGGAATGGCAACGCACTGGTAAAGTAGTCCTTTTCCCAGTTTCTACTTGCAACTAAAGGTTCCCACCCCGCCTTTTCGGCCTGTAAATTCTGATCCCGGTAGTATTCATTCCAGATTTTATTGTACGCATACCAAGGATATGCAAGAGGTAAAACACCAAACTGTCCATAAGCATCATCTCCATTACCCAAAGGAAACCCGAAATAATCCCACAAAGTCCCCTTAATATATGCTATTTTATTCGGATAGTTATATTTAGGCAACTCATAAGCATTATCACCGTCTACTCCGCCGGTAATAAACTCTTCCCAATTTTCATCCAGTATGCGATACGGAACAAAAAAATAATGAACTACACAATCAATTCGATGCAAAATAGGAGCAAGTAACGGATTAAATCGCAGAACTACTTCATTACCAATCTGCCAATAATCACCAGGAACAACTTCATCACACAATACCGGATAAAGCTTCCCCAAATCCCCCGTAAGCAATTTCGAATACGAAAGATCAAACATCGAACGCCGAGGGGTCACTTGACCTGTTCTTTTAAACACCCTGCTCATTTCTTCTCATCTCCTTTTTTTCCAAATATATCCCGAAAGAACCGGAACACATAAACAAGACCAAGGGTAATAACCCGCTTTTGCCATTCAGTCATCATCAACTCCTTTAGTCGTTATTTTGGACACCGTTGGTGTCAACTGGCCATATTAACATCAAGTAGATCAATATGGCCAGTTATACTACCGCGGTCGCATTCGCTCCCTTGGTTGCGACCGAGGCATTAGCCTCGTCCGCTTTAATAAGCGCATTACCGGATCCTTCTTTGCTTACCTTTTCAGCTTTTGCATTGGCCTCCGCTATTCTTCTCGCTTCGCTTATATTCGCTTCGGCCTGTAACAAAAGCTGAGAAGCATCAGCCATATCGAATCCGGGCGATCTCGTAGGATCGGTAAAGTCTTCGTCAACTTCACCTTCAAAGTCATAGCGTCCTTGTCTGGCCGCCTGCAGATTCTTTCCAGACTGAATAAAAGATTCAATCTGCTGTTTAGCAGGAATATATGAACCTATCTCAACAACAAGTTCACCGTCGTTTTTTTCAGGATCCGCAGGCGGCAGATTCTGAAAATCGAAAATCTTACGCATCGTCTTTTTTCTCCTTGTCATCATCTTTTGACCGCAGGACATCCAAACCATTGGCAACAAACAGAGGTGAGAACGAACCAAGTCCATCATCACCATTGACTGCCTTAATGGATCCTTGTTCATCGTCAAACTCTGCAACACAGTACAGATCATATTCGCCAACATAGTCTACCTGTTTAAGTAAACCTGTAAACTGGCGAACAGCAACACCATCATTGACCGCAGTAAACACCGGGCCAAACTTCTCCGCAACCTGATCTTTGATACTGTACAATCTCACATTGTACCTCCTGTATTTGATATACTAAGTATACCACAAATATACTTACTTTGCACAATAAAGTAGGGTAAAATTATAGCCAATTTCAGTTGATAATTTTACCCGTTACCTTAAATTAACCTTAAAGTTTATCTTTCTTCATACCTGTGCGAGCTTTGACGTTCCTATCGGCCTGAAAACGCGCCTTTTTTAATTCATGGTATATAGACACCAAATCATCTTTTCCGCATCGTTTAGCTAGCTTCTCGAACGTCTCACGGCGTTTTTCAAGGGTAACACTCTTGTACGATTCTTTTTCTATCTCAAGTTTTTTTTTATAATATCTTGGTACTCCGTGGACAACACCTTGATAGGGAATCTTTAATTCCTCCTTAATTCTGTCTTTGTTGTCAAAAGCAAATTTCTTGCCGATACCCTGGGACTGCAACTGAAATGGAGGTTGTCTATCAGCAAGCCATTCTTTAAAATCTTTTCCGTACTTTTTCTGGATATACTTTGCTACGTACCGACAAGACTCATAAGTGACAGAACCAGTATAAATAAAACCATCAGGCCAAGCACGCTCAATAGCGTCTTTATCTTCTCCGAATCCAGAAACACCAAACAAAATAAGATGATAGTGAGGCCGATCATTTTTCTCCCCATATTCTCCACAAGCATAATATTTGATTTTACGCGGATATATTTCCTTGCGTAAACGCTTGAAAAACAACTGCAAGTCTCTTTTTGAAATCTGATA